GGCACGTTCAGCGGCACTAGCTCTGGTACAAACACCGGCGATCAGACGATCACGCTGACCGGTGACGTAACAGGCTCCGGCACCGGATCATTCGCGGCCACGATCGCCAGCGGCGCTGTCGTTGAGGCCAAGCTCGGCACCGGCGCCGTCACCACCGGAAAGGTGGCCGACGATGCCATCACGGCCGCCAAGCTGGCGGATCAGTCCGCTGCCGTGGTGGCCGCCTCCACACCGTCCGGCTCTGGCGCCTTCATTGGCCAGCAGTGGCTGAACACCAACACCGGCATCGAATACACCTGGGACGGCACCAGCTGGGTGCGCCAGGCATCGCTCGGCACGATCAGCTTCAGCGACAGCACGCCGCTGTCGTTCTCGGTTGCCTACCCCGACAACTACAGCGCCACGATCACCACCACGCTCGACACGCAGAGCGCAGCGCGGGTGTTCGCTGGTCCGACCACAGGATCTGACGCAGCGCCGACCTTCCGTGCGCTGGTACCTAGCGACCTGCCGGACGCCACCGGCAGCACTAAGGGCATCATCCAGCCCGGCACTGGCCTGTCGGTCACCAGCGGCACGCTGAACCACAGCAACAGCGCCACCGCTGGCACCTATCCCAAGGTGACGGTGGATGCGCAGGGGCACGTCACGGCTGGCACCACGCTGGCGGATACCGACATTCCTGCGCTGCCTGCCAGCAAGATCACCAGCGGCACATTCAACACAGCCCTGATTGCAGATGATGCCGTCACCGGTCAGAAGCTGGCTAACTATTCCACCGCGAAGTTCGGCGAGGCGCTGCCCACAGCCGACTTCATCGGCCAGATCTTCTTCAATCCGCTCGACGAGGCGTTCTTTCTGTGGGACGGCAACGTCTGGCAGCCGCTTGGTATCTCGGCCGGTTCGGTGATCTTCGCCGGCACCTATGACGCCACACTGAACCAGATCGCCACCGTCACCACCGAGGGCTCAGCCATCGGCCTGACGGTTGGTAACGCGCTTCCCTCCGCCAGTTCGAGCAATAACGGCTATTACGTGGTTGTGTCTGTCGGCGGCACCGGCACCGCACCGGCACCGACCGTTGCACTGGCACCACCTGACCTGCTGCTGAGCAACGGCTCCAGCTGGACCGTGATCGACGTGTCGTCCACGTTCGTAGCGCAAACGGCCAACAACGTCAGCTTCTCGCCTGCCGCCAACCTCGGCAGCACCAACGTGCAAGCGGCGATCGAGGAGGTATCCAACGAGTGCCGCAACGCCGACAACATCACCAGCGGCACGCTGCTGGCCACCAAGGGCGGCACCGGCGCCACCAGCTACACGAAGGGTGATCTGCTGGCGGCATCCAGCAGCACCGCGCTCAGCAAGCTGGGTGTGGGCACCAATGGGCAGGTGCTGCGCGCCAACAGCGCCACCGCCACCGGCCTTGAGTGGGGAGCCGACTACGTGGGCACCGTCACCAGCGTGACGGGCTCCGGCGCTATCTCGGTCAGCAACGGCACCACTACGCCTGCGGTCAGCGTGGCATCGGCAAGCACCAGCGTGGCCGGTGTGGTGCAGCTGAGCGACAGCACGGGCACCACCAGCTCGGTGCTGGCTGCCACACCCACAGCGGTAAAAGCGGCCTACGACCTGGCGGCTGCGGCAGTGCCTGCAGCTGGCGGCACCTTCACGGGCGACCTGGCGCTCGGCGCCAACGTGGGGCTGGTGTTCGAGGGCAGCACCGACGACGCGAACGAAACCAAGCTGCTGGCTGCTGATCCGACCGCAGACCGGCTGATCTATCTGCCGAACGCAGACGGCACGCTCGTGCTCTCCGGCGCCATCGTGAACGCCGACATCGCCAGCGGCGCTGCGATCAGCGGCAGCAAGATCGTGGCCGGCACCACCAGCGTGGTGGGCGTGGTGCAGCTGACCGATTCGACCAGCAGCACCAGCACCTCAACGGCAGCAACACCGAACGCGGTCAAGTCGGCCTACGACCTGGCGAACGCTGCCCTGCCGAAGGCGGGTGGCGCACTGACCGGCGACGTAACACTTAATGCCCAATCCGACCTGCGTTTTGCTGATAGCGATAGCAGCAACTGGGTTGCATTCCAAGGTCCAGCCACAGTCAGCAGCAATGTCACCTGGACCCTGCCGAGTGCTGATGGCACGGCCAACCAAGTCCTGAGCACCAACGGTTCCGGGACACTTTCTTGGGCCACTGCTGCAGCAGGCGGTGCATCCGTTACCACGAGTGATACCGCACCTAGTACACCTGCTGATGGCGACCTTTGGTACGACTCAGTTGGTGGCCGGCTTTACGTCTACTACCAAGACCCGAACACCAGCCAGTGGGTTGACGCTGCACCACAAGGTGGCGGAAGTAGCACACCGACAAAGATAGAAGTCGGTAACACTAAGGCGGAGGTTACGGATACTGGTAGCAATGGCACGTTTGTTGTAACGACAGAAGGTACGCAGAGGCTGACGGTTGATTCAAGTGGTCGGACTCTGATTGGTACATCTACTGCGCGCAGCAACATCTATATGGGCGACGCAAGTGATATACCTAGGTTTCAACTTGAAGCATCGGGTGACAACTATTCTGGCCAACTAAGCCTGATTCAATACACTTCCCTTGGCACAGCACCTACTTATACGCTTGGTATTTCCAAGAGCAATACTGCTGGCACAAATGCAGTAGTCGCCTCTGGAGACACCTTAGGCACACTCAACTTTGTAGGTAATGACGGCACTAATTTCAGAAGTGCCGCGCAGATTCAAGCACTGGTTGATGCCACGCCTGGATCGGGTGACATGCCGGGCAGGCTCAGCTTCCTCACAACCCCAGACGGCTCCGCAAGCTCGGTCGAGCGGGTGAGGATTACAAATGGTGGATACCTTAAGGCGACTTCTTCAGGGAGCTACACCTACAGCGCATCCGCTACCCACGAGCTTGTCAATAGTGATTCCGGGAGCCAGCCAGTTCTACGCGCAAGCCACACGCACGCTTCCGCACCGTTTGGCATTTATGTCAACTACACAGGTGGCGCTCCAAATAACACCTCTAACCCGTTTTACTTCGGCGGTGACACAGGTGGAATAAGATTCGCGGTCAACTCCAATGGAGGTATCGCTAACTACAGCGCGAATAATACAAACCTATCTGACAGAAATGCCAAGAAGGATATCAGCCCCGCTGCCGATACTTGGGATTGCCTGAAGGAATGGCAGATCGTCAACTTCCGCTACAAAGATCAACCAGACGATTCCGACCTGAACATGGGTGTCATCGCCCAACAGGTTGCTGAGAGTTGCCCCGAAGTCATCACTGTCTTCCAAGACGCCACGGAGGATCAACCAGCGAAACTCGGCGTCCAAGATCAGCAAATGATGTGGATAGCTATCAAGGCTCTCCAGGAGGCACAGCTCCGCATCGAAACTCTTGAGGCAGCCAACACTGACCTCGCTGCACGCATCACCGCCCTGGAGGCTAACTAATCATGGCAATCGACTTTCCCGGATCACCCACCAACGGTCAGACCTTTACGTCTGGCAGTGTCACCTACACCTACGACGGTACAAAGTGGACCGCACTAGCGAGTGGGGGTGGTGCAACAGACAAGATTGAAGAAGGTAACACCAGCGCTGAGGTTATTGATACCGGCAGCGATGGTCGGTTTGTTGTTACGACGGAGGGGACAGAGAGACTGCGTGTTGATTCGAGTGGGCGCCTACTGGTGGGCACGTCTAGTGCGCGTACCAGTATTGCTGGCATCGCGCCTCAATCCCAAATTGAAGGAACAACATACGACACGTCTTCATTTTCGCTAACCCTAAACAGTAACGATGCTCAATCCCCTTATCTAGAGTTCGCAAAAACAAGAGCAACCTTAATTGGCGGTGCCACTGTTGTTCAAAGTGGTGATCAGTTGGGATACATTGGATTTGCTGGAGCAGATGGAAGTGATGTAGGACAAAACGCAGCCGCTATTGCCGCTTATGTAGACGGCACCCCCGGCGCTAATGACATGCCGGGCAGATTAGTGTTTTCCACTACCGCCGACGGAGCGAGCAGTCCGACGGAGCGGATGAGGATTAGTCAAAACGGAGATGTACTTCTCGGCACATCAAATCCATCTGCAACCGCTGGATCTGGCTTTAAGTACGTTCACTCAGCCACAAACCCTGAAATAAGAGCCGTCCTCTCTGTCGCAGATAATAGTGTCGCCACTTATCAAGTGTATTCGACCACGGCTAGCGCCTACCGTTTCTACGTTGGCCTTGCTGGCACGGTTTACGCCACGAATACATCAATCAGTGGCATTTCTGATGTTAGGCTGAAAGAAAACATCAGGGATATAGACGCCGGATTGAGCGAGATCCTGGCGCTTAAACCACGCACTTACGACTGGAAGCCAGGCAAAGGTAAGGATACAAAAGGAGACAGAGGGTTTATTGCACAAGAATTCGAACAAGTATTCCCTGAGTTAATTGATGAATGGCGTGATCCCGCACCGGAAGGAGAGGAGCCGTACAAATCGGTTCGTCAGGATCTGATTCCGGTTTTGGTTAAGGCAATTCAGGAGCAACAAGCCATGATTGCCGAGCTGCAAAACAAAGTTGCAGCCCTTGAAGGCGTGTAGTCCTACTCTCTAGTCAACTTCTAATTTGATTCAAGTTTGAAGTTGGCCAGTCCACGTCACTAGGCGGGCAACCGGCCTACTCAACTGGTTGCAACCCTACTAACCTGCTGCTGCAGGTGTGCCCTGGTAAAAGGGTGGCAGGTGGCCGGTCCTCACGCGGTGCCGGCCTCGCCGCAGCCTGCCACTGCGGATCGCCTAAACGCCTCAAAAGGGTTTAGGGGTCAAGCTTAGCAGGTAGCTAAGCTAATTGCATGATCGAGCTGATCGCTGCTATCGCCGGGGCGTCGATCTCCGTTGCCGCGATGGGCGCAATGGGATTTAGCCGCCGCAATGATGAAGCACGTGATGCGGTCATTCGGTTGACGAGCGCAGTCGAGCACATAGCCACGCAGCTAGAAGTGCTGCACACCGACATCAAAGAAGACCGCAAGGAAACTTTTACGCGGCTGAATACGGTTGAGCAAAGGGTATCTAAACTAGAGGCACGGCCGCCTGCTTAGCCATGGAGTTTCTTTCGCATCCTGCCTTCTGGATCTGCGTCGCTGCTGCCAGTGAGTTGATTGCGCTGTCGCCTCTGCGCGATAACAGCATCATTCAACTGGTGTTTCATGCGCTGCGCGCGCTGAAAGGAAAAAAGCTCTGATCAGCTTTGGCAAGCTCGGTTGGCAGCGTCGACTAGAGCAAGCTATCCGTCAGTGGTGGTTTGAGCTGACGTTACCGGCCAAGCTGGATCAAGCCGAAGCGGAGTGGCACGCAGCGCAACCTGCGGAGCCAGAGCCGGTGATCACTCATCACGCGGTTGACGATAACCTGCAGACAGGCGAAAGCCGCAAACTTGGCGGCGCGATGGAGATCAAGTCACCATGGTCAAACTGACCGACCTATTCAAGTACTACAAACACGGCACGCCGCATCAAATGGCGGCCATCTCTGAATTAGAGGCTGAGCTATTAAAGGTTGCGCCTGAAGTCTTTAACAGGGATCAGCCGTGGTACAAGACCTGGCAGGCTGGCGGCAGGCTGCATAATTATAGCCCAGCCATAAATCTTATTAAAGAGTTCGAGGGCGTGCATCTCAGCGCTTATCCAGATCCGCTGCATGGATGGGATGTGGCAACCATCGGCTATGGCACCACGCGCTACCCAGATGGCCGCAAGGTGCAACGCGGCGACAAGATCACCGTGATTGATGCCGATCAGCTACTAGCGCTTGAAGTGGAGCGCATCGCCGCAAAACTGCGCAACAGCGTGCCGTTTTGGAATGAGATGACGGGCAACAAGCAATGCGCGTTGATCTCCTTCGCTTACAACCTTGGCGCCGGCTTCTACGGCAGCACTGGTTTTGAGACTATCAGTAAATGCCTTGTCGGCAAGGATTGGGCGGCGGTGCCAGCGGCAATGGAGTTGTACCGCAACCCAGGCAGTGCCGTAGAGGCAGGCTTGCTGCGTCGTCGCCGCGCAGAAGGCAGGCTATGGGCTGGTGAGCAGCAGCAGGATCCAGCCAAGCTGTCGCCCAATAGTGCATTTACAGCTCGCATCACGCCGCACGTGCAGCTTGGTGAGTTTGCGCTATTTCAAGAAGCACGGCGCTTTGATCATCAATACCAGCTTGACACGGCAGCAGAGCTAGCAGCATTCCTTGAGCGTGCACGTGTCAAGTTTGGCGGCAAGCCTGTGGTCATCACCAGCGGCTATCGCCCGCATGCCATCAATGCAGCGGTAGGTGGTTCCAGTGGTAGCGAGCATCTATACGATGCGCCTGACGTTGGCGCGGTTGATTTCTACGTCCGTGAAGTCAACATCAACCACGTGCAAGAGTGGTGTGATCAGAACTGGCCGTATTCGCTCGGCTACGGCGCACCTAAAGGATTTGTGCACTTAGGAATGCGTCGCGGCAAGCCAAAGGTACGATGGGATTATTGAAGCCACTGCGTGGATCACTGCATTGATGGCGCAAACCTCATCCCAAAACGCAGTGCAAAACATAGATTCAGGCAGCAAATCTTTGAGGCATGGCAGCATCAATGCGCTTACTGCGGAGATGCAGCTGACACGTTAGATCATGTCAAGCCACGCCACAAAGGTGGCGCTACTGTGACGACCAACCTTGTACCAGCTTGCAGGCCATGCAATCGAAAGAAGGGCAGCGAAGAATGGCAGCAGTGGTTCAATCAGCAGGATTCTTATCTGCTAGATCGTGAGCTTGCTGTGCTGCATTGGATTCAAGCATCTGATGATAGAACACCCTAGCTTGCCATTCTTGCTGGTGATCTTTACACATTCCCGCTAGGCAGACCCTCCAGATGTTCCCGACCTTCTGTATTGTTGGCTCCAAGTGGGGTGCCTGCCAGCGGGTTGCCTATCAGCATACGAAGGCGGCTGATACCACGCCTTTGTATTTCGCACATGCGCGCACGTGATAGGCCCATGCGCTTTTCTAGGTCATTCCATGGCACTGGATTGCGACTGTTGCGTGCGTAGATGATTTCACGAGTGCGATCATCTAAATGCTCATCGCAATAATCACGTACGGTTTCAAGCTGCCAATCATACTCAACGTCGTATTGTCTTTTATCGGCAATGATGTCAAGAATGTTAGATGATTCATCTTGCGCAGGTTTATCGAGGCTCGTGACTCGATACGACTGCTGCAATGTGTCAGATATCACCTTAGGGGTCACATCAAGCACTGCAGCAAGCTCCGCCATGGTCGCTGTGCGTCCATGCTCTTGCGCAAATGTCTGCGCTGTCTTGTTGAGCTTGATCAGCATTTCATGGACGCCAAGCGGCAGCCTGATGATTGGGTCGTATTGAATCAATGCACGCCCGATGGATTGGCGAATCCACCAGTAGGCGTAGGTGCTGAATTTGTATCCGCGAGTGTAGTCAAACAGTTCAACAGCGCGCGCAAGACCGATGTTGCCTTCCTGGATCAGATCCAGCATGTCAAGCGTTTGCGTGTTGCGCCTGCTGTACTTGCGTGCAACATGCACTACCAGTTGCAGATTAGATTGCATGAACTTTTGCCGCGCGCGCTCACCGCTGCGTAGTTCACGGCGTTCTTGTGTCGTTAAAGGTCTTTCAAGATCCTTTAGTTCTCTCCACTTTGAAACTCGGCGGCCAAGTTGTATCTCTTGTTGCGGTGTGAGCAATGGATACCGCGCGATACTGTTCAAGTAGTCGCCAATAGCGTCAGACATGGAGAATCCGTTAGTACATACAATGGAAGCACAATTCCACGGTGCTGCCAATGCCGCGCAGCTACGTGCGTTACATGCTGCAGCAGATTGGGGCGGACTGCTGGAATATGCACTGTTGATAGCCGAGCAAGAAGCAAGCCAGCGGTCTCAAATCCACTGGCTTGCGCAAGAGGCGTCGGCAGCGTTGCGGACTGGTCTAGAGCAGTGGCACCTAGATGCCGCTGAGGAACTGCTTCGAGGCCGTCGCCGTGATGTCTGAGTTGTAATGGCCTGTGACGCTGTAGCTGGTCACCGGCTGCTGACTCATGCGGAAGAACACCATCTGCCCAATCTTTAAGCCAGGCCAAAGCGGCAGTGGCAGGATCTGGCGTGAGTTCTTCAGCTCCAAGGTCAGCACACTGCCATGCCAGCCGGGATCTGCGTAACCGGCGTGCAGATTTTCGTAGCCTTCGCGTGCGCGGCTTGACTTGAGGAAGAACAGTCCGGCGATGTTCTCCGGCATGTTGAACACTTCAATCGTCTGCGCAAGGATGAACTGCCCAGGCTTCAGCTCGTAAGGGTTCTCTGCCGTGCGTCCTGCAATGCTGAGCGGACGCATGTTGAGGTTTTCGGCGGACTCGATCATGATCGTGTCACCAAGCCGTAGGTCAAGGCTGGCGGGATTGATCAATGCCTCGTCGTGATTCGGCACCATGCCGTCGGTGCATAGCGCTTTGATCTCGTAGTCGCAGAGGATGGTCATTGGTTGAGTGGGTAGTTGGTCTGATTATTCGGGCAGCGCCTCCAGTGCGCGGCGGATGGGTTCAACAATGTTTGGATCCGTTGTCCGATGTTGCAACGACTCCAGAGCTATAAGCGCCTGCTCCTTCAAGCTCGGGGGCTTGGGGCGGCGGGCGGCGCGAAGTTTGTCCGCTGTTTCAATGTCAGTCCAATCGCGCACAAACCACTCACAGCACGCCTCCAGCTCTTGGTCTGCGCCCCATTGGGCGGCGCGGGTGGCGAGCGGCAGCGATTGGCCGGGGTTTTCGTTGATCCACTGCTGCACCAACTCAGGCGGTGGGGTGATGGGATAGTCAGTCATTCAAGCCAGCTCCATGCAATGCGTTGGCAGATGCGCCATGCGTGTTTTTTGTCGATGCCGTAGCGTTCTGCCAGTTGTCTGTAGCTGTTGCCAGCAACACGCAACTGGCGTAGTTCACGCACGTGATCTTCTGTAAGAAACGCGGCGTAGTTTGCCTCGCCGCGCTTAAACGGATCACTCATCTACATGCAGCAGCAACCTGCGCATGTACCAATCGGCTTTGCCGTAATCTTCATCGGCTTTGCCCTTATGCTCAGCACGCCATAGGTATTTGATGACGTTGCCTTTGCAGTAAGCGCGGAAGCCGTCATCACCGAGTGCTGCCTTGATAGCTTGGATGCACTCAATGTCGCCGTGCTTGTAATGCGGCGGATGGTTGACGAGATCACTCATCACCTAAAGCCTCTGCCATATCGCGGCGGATCAGATCAGCAATGCGCTGTTGATACAAACCGGTGTAGGTGCAGCAGGTCCGGCCGCTTTGCTCATAGAGCCACTGCAGGTAGTCATCACGGCGCTGCTCAGTCTTGTGGTTGATCATCTTGCATCAGCTCCAGAAGTTCAAGAATATGCGCGGCAAATGCCACGTGTGTCATTACTGCATGGGTGCCGGGAGGGCGCCCGTAGGACGCCTCCCACCACTCCTTGAATGCGATATCAAGCGTGGTTTGATTCATCAGAACACCGCCTCCTCTGCGGGGCTGCTGGTACGTGGCATGAATTCAAAGCGCTGGATGCTGAGCACATGCTTGCTGCGCTTAGCGCCGGTTTCCTTGTCGTTCCACTCTTGCCGGCGTACGGCACCGGTTACAAGGATGCTGTCGCCTTTTTTGAGCTTATCAACAATCAGCTCAGCAGACTTACCCCAAATCTCGCAGTCGATTGCGTTATTGATCCAGTTGCCATCTTTGTCTTTACCCTCCTGGATGCCGCCAGCGAAGTTGGCAACCATGGTGCCGGATTCAAAGGCACGCAGTTGCGGGTCGGTGATGATGCGAACGATGCCGGTTGCGTAAAGGCTCATGTCAGTTCAGTGGTGTGATGCCATTGGCTTCTTCAAAAGCCAAGACTTGTGCAAGGGGATAGCGGACACGTGGCGTACCAGCCGGTAGGCCAATGCGTGGCGCAGTGACGTAGGCAGGGCCAATGCCGCGTGCACGTTGGTTTTTGATGGCTGCTGGCTTCAGCCCCCAACGTGCTGCCAGCTCATCAGTGGTGAGGAATGGTTCAGTCATCAGCGAAGGGATCCTCTGAAGGGGTATCAGACAGAACCGCTTCGCGCTCTACAGCAAGGCGCAGCAACTCATCGTTCTGCTCATCGCTGAGATCAGGCTTGCGCTTATCCATGCGCGCTACCACCTCTTGCAGCTTGTCCAGTGTGTCGGCCTTGGCAATCGCAGCCTTGCCGGCCTGGAACAGCTTGACGTCGCCTGCGGGTGCAGGTGCCGCGGTAACGGTCACCGGCTCCACCTCTGCCTGCTGCATCTCATCGGTGCTGTAGCC